AAGCTCTCTGAGAGGGATCTAATGTAAATAAAGAGGATTTTAGCGTTATTGCTTATCCTATCGTCTAAAATGAGCCTTTTAGGTACTATTATAAACCCTTTTACTGCCATAACTAGATTATCCCTTTTTTACTTACCCTGACTTCTACACCCTAAATAAAAGACTTGCAATAGTGTACAAATAATATACAAGATAAGTATGAAAGCAAATCAAGTTAATATAAACGAAAGGAAGACAATGACTAAATATATATATAACAAGGACAGTTTTGATAATGCTGTTGAAGTAAATAATTATCCATGGGGTTTTAGATTAAAAACTAAAAGAAGAACATGGATTGAAACAGATAAAAACAAAGGCGATAGAGTTTGTTTCTGTACTTTAAATCCTAAGACTAATAAATGGTGTGCCGTTAAAAAATCAACTTATAATGCTATTGATGTTTTATTAGAAGATGAAAACGGACATATTAAGTCTATTGGTCTTTGGAAATCATCAAGTAAAGAAGACCTTGAGCAGTTCTTAGCTAAAATTGATTATAATTCTTTAAGTTTGTTACAAAAAAAACAAATTGAGAGAATTAGATCAATTAATAAAGTTATGGAAAAAGTAACTTTTAAAATTGAGAAAGTTTCAGAATATAATTTATCTGACCCTCTTGATCTAATAAGAATGAAAAGGGACAATAATTCTGCTGAAACTAAAGCTAAAGAAAAAGAGCAAGAACAAGTTAAGAATAAAATTGTTAATGCTATTAATCATACTTACAATCAATCATTAATTAAAAATAACTTAAAGGGGGAATAATGATACAAAGTAAAGTACAAATGGATGGTTTTGAACAAATTCTTAACTGTCTTTACGATCCGTCAAATCAATATTGGAATGGTTTTGCCAATCCATATTTTGATCAAACAAACTTTGACAAATGGGTTGCTTGGTTAAAACAAGAAGAAAGCGACACTTATGACGAAGTAAAAGATATGCCATCAGAAATCATTAATGGTAAAAAATACTATTATTGTGGTGGTGCTTATACTTGGTCTTATGTTGAAGATGAGGAAACTTCTTTACTTGAAGATTTAGAAAATCTAGTTGGGGATTACCAAAGAGATAAAATTACTAAATCTCAAGTTTTAGAAACTCTTGCAAATATAGTTAAATACGAAAAAATGAATGGAGGGGAATAATGATTACACAAATAGTAGTAATTGAAAACAAATTAGGTAAATTTGCTTTTACTTATGGAGATAATAATGATTTGTTTTACCAAGAATTTGGAAAAAACAATCAAATTTATTTTACAAAAGATGGTAATGAGGGTGGTAATCTTTATGATGATTGGGAAATAGTAGATATGCCTAGATTAGATAAAGATTATATTCCTATGGTCAATCAAGCAATTAAAAAACTAAAGGGGGAATAATGGAAACTTTTAAAGAACTATTAAACTTTGCTTGTTTTATAATCTTTATATATTTTCTATTTTGTGTGTTGCAATATGCACCACAAATAGAGCAACTAATTATAGAAATGAAAGGGGGAGCAATATGAAGAAAAAAAGAAAACATACTTTAAATCAATATAGAATTGATGAAAGAATATGTTTAGAAAAAGCATATGAAAAAGGAAAAGCAAAAGGTTTTAAAGATGATAAACTTTTTGATTTTGTAGAAAAAGAATCAATAAAACAATGGGAGGGTAGAGCAATATGATAAATCAAACCATTTATAAAATTAAGAAAGGTGCAAATCTATCAAGAGTAAAGGAAGTTAATGGCAAACTTTTTTCTGATAATATTAAAGCACCTAAAACTTTAACATTATATAATAAACACTTGTCTAAAGATTTCTATGATGAACAAATAGATTTAGAGTTTTGGGAGTTTAAACATAAAACTTACGGAACTTTTATTGTAGATTCATTGGATTTAACAATAACAGAAAGGAAAATATGAACGAAGATATATTATTTGATGTAATGCTTATTGTTTGTGTTTTGGGTTACTTAACTTATGTTATTTTAGCTATATGAAACTGACAACTACATTAAGAGCAGAGTATGATAATTTGCCAAATGAAATTAAAGAAAAGGTTAGCTATGGCGATTATTGTAATGACCCAAATGTTAAAAGATTTATTGAAACAGCAAAAAATATAGCTATAGGCAGAATGCAAATAGCCATACAAAGAAGGAAAGGAAATTACAGAAATTGATAGAAGTTTTTATTGTTCTTGAGTTGGTTTCTCTTGTTTATTACCTAAATCAAACATAATAGTCGCATTAAAAGAAAAACTAATTCTCTCTTCATTATCATTAGAATTAAAAGGGTAAACCAAGTGCGTTAATGAATTAGGGAATAATATCCAATCTCTTTCATTAGGCACTACCCTATAATTAACATCAGTAAACATACCCTCAGAACCCTCTATGAACTCTGTGTTGCCAGAAAAATCGTTATGGCTCTTCGCATTGTCTGTAGGTTTCATTGATGTAGGGATCTGCAAATATCCTACGCAAGATAAATGATAGTTGCCTTTAATATACTCTGTATGTCTATGGCAAGGATTAAAGTCATTAGGTTTGCTAATAACATACCAAGCTGAGTTTATTAATATTCTCTCAATCTTATCCTCTTTGTAATGTGCGTTTGTATATGAAGCTATAATAGGGTCAAAAAATGCTTTTTTCCATTTCATCATAACTTCCGGACTTATTAAATATTCCTCAGATACATGACCAACAAGACGTTTACCCCAATCATGCTGCAGTTTCTTTTTTTCGTCTTTTCTAATTTGTTGTAAGTCCTCTTTAAAATCTTTCATTAGTTCAAGAGGTAATGTAGCTTTAGCCAAAGTAGAACCAAACGGCTTAAATAATTTATAATTTATTTTATCAGACACCACACATTCCTTCACATTCATTATTAAACATATCTAATTGCTTTTTATTATTTTTTTTATCAAAATCAACTTGGTCTAAAGGTAAACAAGACCTATGTAAAAATAATTGATCTCTAATTTTTCTTGATCCTGTTCTAATTTTTTTATCAAACTCAACAGCATCAGCAAATTCTTCAACTCTTTTTGTTTTCATAAAATGCCAATAAGCATCATTATGATAAGGACACACAATACAAGCTGATTTTTCAGGTAATAAAAAATTTTTTTGTTTTAACCAATTTATACAATCTTGACGGCTTAACTTAGCTTCAATTAAAGGATGTCTATTAATAATATATTTATCTCTTGAAGGTTTCATTCTCATAACTTCATCAGTAGAAATACCTATCCATTGTTCAACATATTGATCTTTAGGAAAATGTTTTCTGTAACCAACATTACATAGTTCTCTTATTTTTTTTCTTATGGGTTGAATTTTATAATCATTGGTGCATTGTCGTCTTAACATTCCTTTTTTACCTGTATCTGCATTTTTAGTAAAAAAAGGAGCTGTGGGGAATCTTGTTCCATTATCAATAGAATTTAACATGTCATCTTTAATGTTACCTTTGCGAACAATGTGAACAGGATAAGGTAAAATGTCTTTTAAATAATCCAAGTAAATGTAAACAGATTTTGGTTCATAACCTGTGTCTGCAAAAATTGCACAATCTGGTCTTGGAAATTCACCACAACCTGCTTTTAAAGCCATAGTAGAGCTTTGAACTCCTGCACCTAAACTAATAACAACTAACTTTCTTTCTCTCATAAATCACTTATAGAGTATAGTTCTTTAATTTCAACCTTATAGGCAGGAGGTCTGTTGGTATGCCCAAAATTTGTAAGTCTTTCTGGCATATCAGTAATAAAAGGATACCAACCAAGAATTGAAAATTCAAAATTACCTTCATCAATAACAAGAACATATCTAGCTTTTTTCTCATTAGGTCTAATCAATAGAAAGTTGTAATCTTTTCTTTTCTGTGATCTGATTTCTATTTTGTTTTGCATATCAGAATCTGTGTACCTGGCAAAACGATCTGAATAAGAACCATTAAAATATTTGTTTTGTGATTT